AGTAGGTGCTCAGAAGACTGGTGACGGCGCTATCGTTAAGCCGGTTGTACACTGCCGTCTGGAGGTCATCGGATTTCATTTCGTTGTCTTCTCCGCGCGTGCCTTGGCCTTGGCGATTGCAATCTCGACCCGTTTCAGCATCTTTGGAATCGCCCGCTCGACGGCTGGAATCCAAGACGGACGTTTCGCCATCTTGAATGTGCCGAACTCAAGATAGTAGGCATAATCAAGACGGCTTCCGATGGCCTTGGCATATTTGCCACGACTTTCGTTGTAGATCGAAATGACAAGCCCGCCGGTATCGGTGGCCGGTGCTTCGCCAGGAGCAGATGCTCGGTGAACCTTATCATTGTTCACGCCTCTGGCATATTCCCTGCCAGTCTTCGGTGGCCCCTGTATGGCCTTGCGAACGTCCGTGACGGCTTCCAAGGCGGTGGCATCGACAATGAGGGCCAGAGAGTTGCCAAGGTCTTTCCCATAGGCTTGCAAGGCCGCGTTGACCTCTTTCAGCCCCTTGATCTCGACCTTGACATCCGTCACGCCGCAACCCCTCCATCAACGTCGATCTGAAGCCACTTGTTGGCGAACTCCATGTTATCGAGGAACCGGATGTTGTGGATCTTGTTTCTGATCTGCACGCGGTCGGAATCCAGCAACGCGGAAGTGTAGCGCACCACAAGACGCAACCGAACGGTTGCCTCGGTGCGGTCATGGGCAAATCGCTCCGAGCCGCCAACTGGCATTACATAGGCGCGAGTCGGTGCGCCAGAAACAGTTGCCCATGATTCCGTCTGGCCTCCTGCTCCGTCGCTGGTCAAGGTGCGGCGCTGGAACGTCACCGGCTCTTTCAGCTTGCCGGAATTCATGTCGCAACATTTGATCATCGACTAATGAACTCCACGATGTCCATGTTCACGGAAACGTCAACGGTGCTAGCCGATACGTTGGCAAGAAAGCCGAAGTCGCACAATGGCGGGAAGTACAGCGGCGGATCGAAAACAACGTCAAACAGTCCTGCGCTTTGCGGATACTCGGTGACGAGCAGCAGCGAGGTATATGGTGCCGCCGTCTCAAGGATGTTCTCGCGTTTGTACAGGACGATGTTCGCCTTCTTGTCGGCATCGCTCGAAATGATCACGTTGCGAAGTGCGGCGCTTCGGTCACGCGGGGTTGTGTAAACCGCCATCTCGGTCTTGCCACGGCCTAGTGCGCCATCCGCAATGGTTGCCCAATCCTCGCCGCCTGTAGACCTCTCAATCACGATTGTAGAGGCATGTGATCCGGCGGATTGGGTCGCATAGGTGCCAGACTTCGAGACATAGGCATCGAACAACCGGATGAATGATGTGGTCGTGGCTGCACTAGCTGAAGCCCCAGCAGTGGCAAGCGCCTCGACTTGCTGGTTGCCATTGGCATCGATCCCTACAAGCGTGACCTCTCTGCCGCCGGAACCGTTGGCCGTGTCGTTGGCATTGCCACCTGCCTTGATGCGGAGACTAACCGCTGCGTTCGCTTGGGGCGTGCGATAGAAGCCGGAACGTGTGACAGGCGTAAAGTTAGAACCGATGGCAATATTGCGCCCGAACTTATTGAATGACCGACAACCCGAAGCCAGCCCGCGCGCAATGTCGAGACTGCTGGGATAGGTCATATCTTCAATGCCTTATATTGAGCCATGATTACTGAAGCACCGGATGCGTCATAGGCATCACTTGCATCGCAGTCATCGCCACGGTTGCTATAGAGGAAAGCCGCAAGCTGCTTGACGGCGCGCTTCATCGGAGACGGCACTGCTGCTGCATTGGCGAATCCAGACACATAGATAATCTGGATGGCGTCATTAGCACGCAGAGCAACGGGCCAAGTCTGGCCTCGCTTGAGTGTCAACCTTCCAGGCGTCTGGTAGATGTCAATGTCGAAGACGTTGGCAACCGTGATTGCCGTTGCATTGCTGTCCTCGTCGTAGACTGTTACCGATGTGATCGACTGAAGAGGCCAACGCGGGATGGCAAGGCTTTGAATAGTGCTAGTGCGATAGAGTTCGGTGATCGACATCTCACGCACGCCATCCCACCATGCTTCGCCACCAGCGGGCCAACGATCAAGCGAGAGCCGCCACGACTGCGTGATGAACGCAAGGCCGGTCATGTTCTCGATCTCGGTTCTGGCATCCGTGATGAGCGTATTCGCCTCCGCGTCAGGGAGTTCCGTCGAGTCAGTGCGAAGATGCGTGCGGAGTTCCGCAGCCGTCACCGGCTCGGATGCGGGGGCAGAAGTAAGAACAGAACCCCGGAACTGATAAAGCGGAACGGCGGCGCGAAGGCTCATGGATTAACCTTTCCTGGCTTTCTTCTTTGGCGTCTCGATCTTGGTTTCGAGCGGCGGCATCTCTGCCACTTCAATAGCAGCACCTTCCTCTATCGCCAAGACGGCAAGGTTGCCTTCGAGGATCGAGCCAGCATCGAATCGCACAACCGTGTGGCCTTCCGGCGCACAAGAGAACTGGCGGATGAGTTTAACCTTCATTTGATTGCTCCGATGCGATTGGCATGTAGTAATTCATCCCACCAGCCCAGATGCGCCGGGGATTGTTGACAGTCACCGGATCAATCCACTCAACGCCGGGTCCACCTTGGGCCAGCACAGCCGGATCGTGGCCCTGCGGCACGTAGTCTTCTGGCAGCGGATCAGGAAGCGGCCCTGCGATCTGGATCAGGCGCACGTTGACATGGTAGCGGTTGTCCATGACGGCGGGCGTGATGATCTCGCCATCGGGGCCAATAACAGCCGGAGTAACAACCACGGGACCGATTTCGTCAATGTAGCAGCCGTTGGGACGATCATCATAGGTGAGGCTCACGATAGCAGCCCATGTGGCCTCGTCGGTGGCGCGGTACATCAGGTCGTTGCCCATTATGCTGTCCTTTGCTGGAGCTCAGAATTTCCAAGCCTTCTCGGGATGTAGGTGATCTGGCGGATGTGGCCGTTTAGTTGGTTTGTATTGCTATAATGTCCAATAAACATCGTGTCAGCAGTTGCCAGCCCGCTCGTCGCAGTATCGGTGACTACGGTTCCTCCGTTCGCAACAAATGCGTAGTCATCCACTTTATACGCAGCACAAATTTTGCCGGTTTGCTGCCACGTGCCAAAACTTGTTGTTTGTGTATCGCTTGATTTGTAGTTCGCATACTGGCTGTTTAGCTTGCTAAGATCCACCAAGCGATTTCCAGCGGGAGAAGATGCCACATAAAGCCCAAGATAACGGTTGAAGTTCACGGCTGTTGATATTGTTGTTGCACTGATAAATAGCGTCCCCTCAGTCGCGCTATACGGAAACTGGCTCACGCCCACGCTTGCCACATCGGCGTTGCGGGTGACGGACGCAGCAGCCGTGGGGATGTAGGAGGTGGCGAAGGAACCTGCTTCAAGCTGCGCGCCCCATGCGAGTACATCAACGCTGTCGCTGTGCGTTGGCGTTTGCCCTCCACGAATGAATATGTCGTTTGCGTTTACAGCCGCCGAGGTCGTTGTAGTAAGAGAAAATCTCTGCCACTGCCCGGTTACAGTAACACTTTGAGACACTGATCCAAGTTGTAAAGCCATCGTGTAAGTTGACACGCCATCATATGATTTAAGCCACACTGATAACGTATGCGCTGCCGCAGTAGTTGTTGCAGCTTGCCTAATACGAACTGCATCGGAGGCGGTAGTTCCACCGTTTAGCGTGAGTTGAAGGCGATCAGCAGTTGAAGAACCATCTGGGGCAACACCGGCGTTTGCAGTTCTGACTGAATTTGTTCCAGTGCCGCCTATTAAGTTTGTCCAAGTTGCTGTGACATCAAACTCTGCCGACCGCAGCAGCAAATTCGTCCGCTGCTCTTCCACCAGCAGCCCCTTCGCCTCCAACGTCACCGCATCGTAGTCTAACCTCGGGCCATGTGCTGCTGCAGCGGAGGGGGCTGCGCCGAAGTTGGGGACGTAGGTGTCAAGCGAGGCGCTGTCGGAGAGCTGTGCGCCCCATGCATAGACAGCATCGCCAGAGGTTACGATGCGAATGCCGGGAGTTCGCGTTCCAGCAGACGGAGTAAGTGTGGTTGAAAACCTTTGCCAGTCCGCAGTTACCGTTGCCGTGACATAGGTCGTGCCGTCCACCGTGATCTGAATTGTGCCAGTGCCCGTTTTGCGCCGCAGCCAGATAGAGAACGTATAGGGGCTTGCGAGCAGGCTTAGAGAAGCCAGCAGCGTTCCGTTGCCAGCCGTAGCTGCTACATCAATGGAATTGGCAGACCCATTCGGCGCAGCAATAGCAACTTGGCTGTCCGTGGTATTCGTGTTCGTCCAGCCCGTAGTCAGGAGTTCCGTGAACCCCAACAGGTTCCGGCGCGTGCTCGGGTTATACATCGGGTAGGCAGAGGCATTCGCCTGCATGCCGCCGAGGTCGGAGCGGTAGAGGTGGGCACCCCATGCGTAAATGCCATCAGTGCCGTTTGGCGTCCATGACGCTTCAAGGTCGCCACTTGTATAAGAGGGACTCAAAAAATTAAGCCCGAACGCCGTCGCAGTAGGCGATGAGAAGGTGATTGTACAATAGATCAGATACCAGCCATTGGCTAAGCTGGTAATTGTTGCAGCAGATACGGTTCCACCGCTTGCGTCATATGTCGCCAAAACAGAACCGCTACCAGAAAGGCTGAACGCTGCTCCAGCACCAGATGTCGCGCTCTCACGAAGTCCAACTTTTGTGTATCCATTTGCCTTAACGAAGCACCCAAAAGTATGAACTGTTGCGGTAAAGTTAGTAGTGTAAACGCGATGAGAGCCGTTTGTCGTATTCGGAACAATGAGGTCAGCCGTAGTAGTCCCGTTAGGAGCCGCTACTGCATTGGCCGTAATTGACGCAATGTTTCCGCGTGTCCAGCTACTCGTATCAAACTGCTCTGACGCCAGCAGCAGATTATGCGGTGCCCACTTGATGTAGCCGTTGCTGTCCGTAACGGTGGCGAGGCTTCCGCGCGAGAACGTGATGAGGTCAGTTGCGAAACCAGTTGTCGTCGGCATCAGCCCTGCATCCTTACGGCGCGATCATTGTGAACAAATCAATTGCAGATTTTACGATGAGAGAAGCGGCCCCATTAAAGGAGCCGCCCCTTAGTCAAGTTTAGGTAGCGGCCACGTTGCTGCCGACGAAGGTGGTGGCAGCGCGGTGCGGCACATTGAGGATGCCGTAGACCTTGACGGTCGCATCGGTGCCGGTGGTGCCAACGCCGTTCATGCGAACATAACGCTTGCTGCCCTTATAGCCGATGCCGCCGATTATCTTGTTGTCATCGCCATCGGCAGTGACAGACAGGGCAATCGTGCCATTAACCGAATCAGCAGCGACAATGGCCGCAGCGTCACCAGCAACGGTCGTGTCGGAGTGCTGGGCCGTGAATGTGAAGCCAGCAGCAGCGCCAGCATCGGTCACGGTATCGGTGGCAAGCATCAAAGTGACGGCATCAAAGCCACGGGTGTCAACCCACGAAGTAGCCCCGGCAGTGGTGCCAGAGAGGGTCACGGTGCCAAGCAGGACAACCTGCTTGTTAGAAAGCATATCACGCATCTCAAGAATCCTTCTTATCGGCGTGGTTGCGGAGCGGCGTTATTGCCGCCCCGCGTTAGTGCTTTAGGCAGTGAACTCGATCAGCTTGAGAGCCTCGAAGTTCACGACATCGCCGCCCACACGCTTCGTGGTGTAGAACTCAACGTAGGGCTTGGCAGAATAGGGATCGCGCAGAGTGCGGATGCCGAGGCGGTCCACGATCTGATAGGCTTCGCGCATATCGCCAACGGCGATGGAGAGCGAGTCCGTGGCCGGATCGGGCATGTCCTCGAAGGACGCGACCGGATAGCCGAGCAGCGAAGCGGGCTGACCGGCAGCGATGCCGGGAGACCACAGGTAAGCGCCGTCCGAGTCCTTGAGCTTGCGCGTCAGCTTGAGCGTGGCGCGGTTCATGAACCAGGTTGCGTTGGCGCGGTACTGCTGCTTGAGGCCATAGAGCGCGTTGATGAGAACATCGCCACCGTTCGGAGCGGCAGCAAATGCGCCGTTCACACCGGTATCGAAACGCTCGATGGTGCCGGGGAGCGTGGTGCCAGACGGGAAGGTCAGGAAGCCACGGGGCTTGTTGACGCCGTTGCCGACAACGAAAGCGTTGGCTTCGTCACGGGCGAACTTCTCGGCAACCTTGGAGGCAAGCCATGCTTCCATGTTGATCGAGGCGTCATCGAGCAGCTTCTGCGTTGCCTTGGGCTTCGCATAGAGTTCGTGGGCAGGAATGCGCCACTTGCCAAGCTGCGGCGTGTTGGTCTCAGGACGGCTGTCCGTTTCGCCAACCCAGCCCGAAGAGGCTTCGTTGAGATCGAACAGACCTTCGAGGGCATCAGAAGAGATGACCTGGATCGAGGCGTATGCACGCATCGGGCTGGTCTCGAAGACCTTCATCACGATCCGGCCAGAGAGGTCGGGATTGACCACGTAACCGCCATCGGGATCGGTGCCGACCGAGAGAGCCTTGCGCTCGTCCGGCCCCATGACTTCTTCGCCCTTGCGGAGGAAGGTGTCGAACGCGGCCTTGTAGCCGTCCATGTCGGCAGCGCCGAAGGAACCAGCAACAGCGCCACGGCGGCGGGCATTCATGGAAGCCCACTCCTGGGCCTTGCGGTCGAGATCGACCACTTCGCCACGCTCGTCGGTGACGATGCGGGACTGACGCTTGGAAGCCAGAACGGCCTCGTCAGCGATCTTCTGGGCCTTCTCAAGATCGGCTTCGATCTTCTGAAGCTTGGCCTCGGTCAC